CTACCTCAATTTGCAAGCCATCGCGCTCACTGCCTATGGCCCCGAGATTGCGCAGAAGGGCAGCGTGGACACCACCAAGGTGGGCTTCGGCGCCAACGTGCAACTGCCGGCCGGTGCGAGCGCTGTGCCGCCCGCGGGCGCGTTCAACCCCGCTCCGGTGCCCGCTGCTCCGGCCGCCCCGGTGCCGGCATACCAACCTCCCGCTCCGGTGCCCGTGGTGCCCAACCCCGCCGCGCTCGGCATGCCGCCCATGACGCCGCCAGCCATTCCTGTGCCGGTTCCCGCGCCGGTCATGGCGCCGCCACCGCCGGCCATCCCGGTCGTGCCCGTCCCGCCCGCGCGTCAGATGACGCCCGCTGCTGGTGGTGCGACCTATGAGCAGTTCCGCCAAAGCGGCTGGACCGACGAGCAGTTGATTGCGCAAGGGATGATGCTCCCGTGATCGTTCCGCCACCGCCGCCAGTCACTGCCGACCGGCCGGTGGCGTTTTTCGACACCGAGTGCTACCCGAACTACTGGCTGCTGAAGATTCGGCCGAAAGGTGGTCAATGCATCACCTTTCGGTTGTTCGCCGGCCAGAGCTTTGCGCCCGACGTTATCGAGCGCATCAAGCTGCTCTTTCGAGCCTACAAAGTCATCAGCTTCTTTGGTAATGGGTACGACGTGCCCATGATCAACACGGCACTGTGTGGTTTTTCCGCTGAGCTGTTGAAGCAACAAAACGATAGACTGATCGTACAGCGCATCAAGCCTTGGGAACTGGGCCTTCCCCGATGGGAGCCTGCTGACCACATCGACATCATGGAGGTCGCCCCTGGCGCGGGCAGCCAAAAGCAGTATGCCGGGCGCATCCATTGCAAGCGCATGCAGGATCTGCCGTACACGCCGGATACCGTGCTCACTGGGGCTGAGATGCTTCAGGTGGACGACTACTGCGAGAACAACGATCTGGTGAACCTGGAGGCGCTGTTTGACGAGCTGCAGCCTCAGATTCGACAGCGCGAGGCGTTGGGCAAACGCTATGGCATCGATCTTCGCAGCAAGTCTGACGCTCAGGTCGCCGAAGCCGTCTTGCGCTTGCGCTGCGAGCAGGCGGTCGGCTGCAAGCTCTACAAGCACGACATCAACTGGAACCTTCAATTCCAGTTTGATGTTCCCCCGTTCATTGCATACGAGGCCCCTCAACTCAGGCGCCTTCTTGATATCGTTCGCGCTTCGACCTTCACCCTCGGGCCGTCCGGGGCAGTGCAAATGCCGGAGATGCTTGAAGGCCTTGAGATCAATCTCGGCCAGTCCACGTACAAAGTGGGCATCGGCGGCCTGCATTCCCACGAGAAGCGCATCGTCCACAAGTCCGATGCCTATTGGGTAATCAAGGATATTGACGTAGCGAGCTACTACCCGAACCTGATGCTCAATTCGGGAGCGTGGCCGCCGGCACTTGGCGAGGCCTTCCTGAAAGAGTTTGCGCTGATCAAGGACGAGCGCCTGGCTTGCAAGGCCCTTGTGAAGCGCCTGCGCAAGGCCGGCGACACCGTGAGCATCGAGTACCTTGACGCCAAGGTCGGGGATGAGGGTGGCAAGATCATGATCAACGGCACCTTCGGCAAGACCGGCAGCCCGTACAGCATTTTGTTCGCCCCCAAGATGCTCATCCAGACAACGCTCACCGGCCAGTTGTCCTTGCTCATGCTTGTTGAGTGGCATGAGGCGTATGGAATACCTGTCATTTCGGCAAACACTGACGGTCTGGTCATCAAGTGCCCGAGGCATTTGCAGGACGTGTCCTCAGCCCTAGTTGCTGAGTGGGAGCGTCGCACAGGTCTGGAGATGGAGACGGTCGAGTACAGCGCCGTCTACTGGCGCGATGTGAACAGCTATTTCGCCATCAAAGTCGATGGTGAAGTGAAGCGCAAGGGTGAGTACAGCAAGGCGGGCCTGGTTGAAAAGAAGAATCCTGACGTTGAGATTTGCTCCGATGCCGTGGCCGATTTCCTGGCTCGTGGCGTGCCTGTCGCACAGACGATTCGAGGCTGCACGGACATCCGCAAGTTCGTGACCATTCAGAAGGTCGACGGTGGTGCCGTGAAGATGTGGGGCGAAGGCCCGCGCAAGGGTACGTTGGTGCGCGAGATGTTGAGCACGCTGCAGGCATCGGGCTGGGTCAAGGAGGGGCGCAAGTGGCGTCGCGGTGAGCATCTGCTGCCTCCGGGCGAGGCCTACGCCATGTGCTTTGCGCCTCAGAGGCCCGAGTACATGGGCAAGGTGGTTCGCTGGTACTACGGAACAAACAGCCCCGGCCCCATCGTGTATGCGCGCAGCGGCAACAACGTCGGCATGTCGCAGGGTGCGCAACCGTGCATGAACCTGCCCGACCGGCTACCCGATGACATCGACTACGACTGGTATCTGGCCAAGGCGGACGCCATCTTGCACGACATCGGCTACTACGATCCGCGATAAAGTAGTACACTCGATACGTCGCATAAACCGAGGTCAAACCATGCAAGCCATACTGCACATTGACAAGGCATTTGACGCTGCCCAGCAACGGCGCGCTGAGTGTCGTGAGCGGGTCTCAAGCCTGATGGCTGGCGCCATGGCTGCGCTGCAAACCACCGAGCCGCACATGAGCGAGTCGGATCGGCGCAAGCTGGCGGCCCAGGCGCTGCGCACCGCCCGCGACGCCCGCCTGGGCGCCGAGGTGCGCCGCAACAAGGAGCTTGGGCGCCTCATCAACACCCTTGTTGCTGCCAAGCAACTGGGCAGCGAGCAAGTGTGGTTGGATGGCCGCGACATCGAGATGCTATGACACAGGAACAACGTTTGGACCGCTTCGCGCGGTGGGTTGCCGGTTTCGTGGCCGGCGTGATTGTCTGCATCTCCATCGCCAGCGCGGTCTGGCTCACCTGGGTGCGAGATGCTGTCGAGCTGGCCGGCGCGCAGCCGTCCAAGGTCGAGGAGTGCATGCGCTATTGGTTCGGTGGCACTGCGCCGCAGGACATCCCGACCGTGCGAGCGCGGTGCCCGCACTGAGGTAACACTGTTGCTTGGGCTGCTACACTGCGGCCCCATGATCGAGGAATTCATCGCTGAGATGGGTTTGACGCACACCCAGGCTGCCAGGCTGCTTGGGATGTCCTCTCAGCACCTGACGATTGTGCGTCGCCGCGGTAAGACGCCACCCTACGTGGAGGCGCACCTCATCACGCTCAATTCGCTCAGTCAGCGCATGCGTCGCGCGCTGGTCAAGGAGCGTTTGCAATGAGCGGGCCGACCGACAACACCGTGGCGCTCATGAGCCTGGCCAGCGGCGTGTCGCTCTACGACCTGAGCGTCATCACCCGGCGCCCCGAGGATGAGGTGAAGCAGGCGCTCAGCGCCGTCCCGCCCATCCGCGGCGGGAACAGCCGCACCCACGTCTACGACATCACCCAGGCGCTGCCGGCGATCTATGCCAACGACGCGGCCACGGCTGAGCGGATCACTGAGGCCATCAAGAAGATGAAGCCTACCCAGTTGCCGCCGGCTCTGCAAAAGGAGTTCTGGAGCGCACAGCGGGCTCGTCTCGACTACCTGGAGGACGTGAAAGACCTCTGGCGCACCGAGCGCGTCATGCAGGTGCTGTCCAAGGTGCTCGGCATCCAGCGGCAGGCCATGACGTTGCTGGAGGACAACACCGACCAGCGGGACACGCTCACGGCGGCGCAGCGGGCCTACATCCGCTCGGCGGCAGACTCCGTGCTGCTGGAGACGCAGCGGCTGATGCAAGAGGAGTTTGCCACTTGGGACGGCGAGCCTGACCGCGAGACCTTGAACCCGGCTGACGGCATCGTGGATGCCGAGCCCCCGGGAGACGACGAATGAGCATGCGCGCAGCGCGCGGCGTCGACGAGCAGTTGGTGCAGTTCGATAGCTTGGGGGCCCTAGTCATCTCAATGTCGCCGGGCCTTGATCCGCCGAGCCGCATGAAGCCGTCAGAGGCTGCCAAGGAGTACCGCAAGCTCAGCAACGTGGGCTCCTACTCGGGACCGTGGCAGAACGAGACGACCCCTTACATGGTCGAGCCCATGGACTGCAAGGCCGACCGCAGTCTCAAGGGCATCGTCTTTGTGGGGGCCGCGCAGTCGGCTAAAACCGATGCGATGGTGGTCAACGAGATCCTGCACATGATCGTGTGCGACCCCGTGGACACCATCCTCTACCAGACCACCAAGGACACTGCGCGGGACTTCAGCCACACGCGGATCGACCGCATGCTACGGCACAGCAAGGAGGCCGGCGCTCGGCTGTTGCCGGGCGGCAAAGACAACAACGTGCACGACAAGCATTTCGTGTCGGGCACCGTGCTCAACATCTCCTGGCCTGCCATCAGTGAGATGTCGGGCAAGCCGCGGGCACTGGCCATCCTCACCGACTACGACCGCATGCCTCAGAACATTGAGGGTGAAGGGTCGCCGTGGGCCTTGGCCATGCAGCGCACCAAGTCGTTCCGATCGGCCGGCAAGACCATTGCTGAGTCGACACCGGGCTTCGAGGTCAAGGAGGGCGCGAGCTGGATACCCAAGACGCCGCACGAGGCCCCGCCGTGCGAGGGCATCCTGGCGCTCTACAACACCGGCGACCGCCGCCGCTGGTATTGGAAGTGCCCGAGCTGCCGTGAGTGGTTTGAGCCCATGTTCTCGTTGCTCAAGTACGACGCCAACCGCTCGCCTTATGAGGCAGGGCAGGGCGCCTACATGGCGTGCCCGCACAACGGTTGCGTCATCCCGCCGAGCGCCAAGTACGAGTTGAACAAGGCGGGCCGCTGGGTGCGCGACGGTCAGCGACTGACCGAGGATGATCAGCTCGTCGGCGAGGGCGTCTTCAGCTCGATCGCCAGCTTCTGGATTCAAGGTGTGGCCGCCGCCTTCGCATCGTGGTCGGATCTGGTCGAGAAGTACCTCAATGCCGAAGCGGCGTACAACGCGACTGGCGATCAAACTGCGTTGATCACCACGACCAACCAGGACCAGGGCCTACCGTATCGACGCAAGGGGCAGAACACCGCGCGTGTGCCGGAGATGCTGAAGAATCGTGCCGACATCTGGGCGCGCGGTACCGTGCCTGACGACGTGCGCTTGATTGTCACCACGATGGACGTGCAGGGTCGCAAGTGGGTGGTGCAAGTGCACGGGATCAGGCCGGGCGCTCCGTATGACGTAGTGTTGATTGACCGCTACGACATCACCAAGTCGAACCGGCTGGATGATGACGGTGAGCGCATGCTGGTGGAGCCGGCCACCTACTTGGAGGACTGGGAACTGCTCAAGCCGGTGATCGAGCGCGAGTACCCGCTGGCGGATGGTTCCGGCCGCATGATGAAGACCAAGCACGTCTTCTGCGACTCGGGCGGCCGTGACGGCGTGACCTCCATGGCCTATGCCTTCTGGGCCAAGCTGCGCTCTGAGCCCGAGGGCCTGCATGCGCGATTCCAGCTCGTCAAGGGCGACCCCACGCCTGGTGCGCCGCGGGCGCACATCACCTACCCGGACGCCCAGCGCAAGGATCGCAAGGCCGGGCTGCGCGGCGACGTGCCGGTGCTGATGCTCGCCAGCAACTTGCTCAAGGACCAGCTCGATGCGTGGCTCAGCCGCACCATCCCTGGCGGCGGGCAGATCCTGTGGCCGGAATGGCTGCCTGACGCATTCTTCGTCGAGCTGTGCACCGAGGTGCGCGAGCTGAAGGGGTGGATGAACCCACAGCGCCGACGCAACGAAGCGTGGGACTTGCTGTACTACCTACTCGGCTCGGCCGTGTGGCTAGGCCTGGAGCACATCGACTGGAATCGACCCCCGAGCTGGGCTGCAGCGTGGGACAGCAACACCATGATTCGTTCCCCGGAGCAAGAAGTGTTGTTTTCTCGCAAAAATGGGGGAGAATATGGTATGGATGACATCGCCGAACTTTTGGCTTGAGGCTCTATGGCAACACTTACCGCCGCCGTTCGCCTCGTTCAAGCCGAGGATGCCCTGCACAAGCTGCTGACGGGGCGCTCCACCGTCGAGTGCCGCGACTCCAACGGTGCGTCGATCGTCTACTCCCGCACGAACATCGGCAGCCTGCGAGCCTACATCGAGCAGTTGAAGGCTGAGATCGCCGGCTCGACGCCGTGCGTCGGCCCCCTGTCCCCCTACTTCTGAGCAGGCCATGAGCGCACGATCACGCAAGCGACAACTGGCCCTGGCCGCGGCCAGCGTGAGCGACCAGGCATACCACAGCAACACCACCGGCCTGGCGGGCGCAGACACGGTGAGCCGCGAGATGGCCTCGTGGTTGGCCGACCCCCGCCCCATCGACCGCATCATCAACCCCGACAAGGAGTTCGTTGACGCGCGCAGCCGCGATGTGATGCGCAACAACGGCCACGCTCAGAGTGCGGCCACGTTGACGCAGGACAGCATCGTCGGCAGCCAGTTCAAGCTCAATGCGCGCCCCAACATCGTGGTGCTGTCGGGCTCGGCTGCGCCTGGCGAGAGCTGGACCGCTTGGGAGGAGGAGTTTCAGGAGGTGGTCGAGGCCCGCTTCAATCTCCTGGCCGACAGCGATATGAAGTGGTTCGACGCCATGCGTGTCAAAACCTTCACGGATATTATCCGGTCGTCGGTGCTCCAGTATGTCGGTGTCGGCGAAGTGGTCGGCACGTCCGAATGGCTTCGTTCCGCGGAGCGCCCATTCTCGACCGCGTTCAACATGATCAACCCGGATCGCCTATGCAACCCGGATGATTCTGAGGACACCGAGAATATCCGCAAAGGCGTGGTGCGCTCGACTTTTGGCGACCCCCAGGCATATTGGTTTCGCACCAAGCACAAATACAACGGATATTACAACTCTGAGCAGTACAAATGGGACCGCGTTGAGGCGTACTTGCCTTGGGGCCGTCCCCAGGTTCTGCACATCTACGATCAGCGTGACCCAGACCAATCCCGAGGCGTGGCCGCCATTGTGGCCGTGCTGAAGGAAATGCGCATGACCAGCAAGTACCAGGACACGGTACTGCAGAATGCGGTCACCAACGCCATGTACGCCGCTGCCATTGAGTCGGAGCTGCCGCCCGAGGTGGTGGCCAGCCAGATGGGCGGTAATGCGCGTTTCAACGATACCGTAATGGGC